CAGCCTGTTCTTGTTTTCGGTCTTGCACAGGCTGGCTATCTAATTGATTTGCCAACAATGGAACTTGGTGAAATGATGCCTGTTTTGATGGGCATGCTTGGTCTCGGCGGTCTTCGTACATTTGAAAAATTCAAAGGAGTATCAAAATGAAAACGGCAACGAGTAAAAATGGGATAACAGAAGTTCTGTCTACCCCCATTGTTTATCAAACTAAACTGTTTAAAGCAGATGGAATGTATGTGCTTGCTCCGGAGCCAATGGAAGTTGGTCCAGAAGTAAACGCAAAAACTTTTTCGCCGGAGCATAAAGGCGGCGGAAAGAAACGAGCTAGAGGTGGCGGGGCGGCTACTAAAGGTCTTGTTTTTCGAGGCGTCCGTTAGTGGACGGATTATGGGTCTGTGACAGACTCTTAAAGCTCGCTCGAGAAAGAGAGCAACAAGTGACTAGTGTCTTGGTGAATAATGAACTTCAAGACATGGCACAATATCGTGCTCTTATGGGTGAAATAACTGCTCTTGGATTTATGCAACAAGAGATCGCAGAAATATTAGAGAAAGGAACTACAGATGACAACTTCGGGACTGTTGTTGCCGGAACGTTTGGTGAAGCAGAAAGCTGAGGGAAAAAACGAAACCGCAAAGCTACCTGTTCCAACAGGTTGGCGGATTCTAATCATGCCGTATACTCCGCCAAAAGTTACTAAAGGTGGGATTGAGATACCCGACGAAGTGCTGGATAGAGAGCGTTTAGCAATCAATGTTGGGTTAGTTATGGCTGTCGGACCACTAGCTTATAAGGATGAAAACAAGTTTGGCAACGAACCTCCATGGTGCAAAAAAAGCGACTGGGTTATGTTTGGAAAATACGCAGGTTCGCGCTTTAGCATTGACGGAGGGGAGCTACGATTACTAAACGACGACGAGGTTCTTGCTGTTGTAGAAGATCCCTCGCACCTCGTACATACATAAGTCTTTACTTTTGTTGTACTGCGGTTTAACTTAACACGACTCATGGAGAGAACCATGCCTAATGAAGTAGATACTCAAGAACCTCTAGTTGAACTAGAGACAGAAGAAGCGGTAGAAGTTGCCCTTCCTGCGGAAGGGGATGAAGCCGTTTCTGTGGAAGAAACAGTAGAAGATGTCTCTGAAGATATTTCAGAAGAACCTTCTGAGGAAGAACTTGCATCCTACAGTGCTGGCGTAAAAAAACGCATTGATAAATTAACTGCCAAATATCGCGAAGCAGAGCGGCGTGAGCAAGCCGCGCTAGACTACGCAAAAGGCGTAAAAGTGCAGAATGAAAATCTGCAACAGAGCGCGAATCAAATAAATGAAAAATATAGCCAAGAGTATGCTGGGCGAGTAGACACAGATTTCGAGTCTGCTAAGAAAAAATATGTTCAAGCATACGAGTCCGGTGACCCAGATGAGTTGGTCGCTGCGACTACAGAGCTTTCTCGTTTATCTGTTGAAAACGCTGCTCTTAAAAATGAAATTCCAGCCTTTGGCACTCAGCAACCAGTGTTGCAGCAAACACCAGCTACTGCGCCACCGCCTGACCCTAAGTCACAAGCGTGGGCGCAACGAAATAATTGGTTTGGTGTTGATGAGCCAATGACTTATACAGCTTTTTCGATACACAAAAATCTTGTAGAACAAGGTTTTGACACTACTTCTGATTCCTACTATACAGAAATTGATCGTAGGATCCGTGAAGAGTTTCCTCATAAATTTGAGGAAGCAACCCATCAGCCAACAAACGGAAGCCGCGCTCCAGTCCAAAGAGTGGCTTCTGCCAACCGTGCTGCTAAATCTACTGGACGCGATACAGTTAAACTCACGCCGAGCCAAGTTGCTATTGCAAAAAAATTAGGCGTGCCCATAGAAGAATACGCGAGACAAGTGAAGGAGATCTCTGCAAATGTCTGATTCAAAAACAATAGATCGTACGCCTCGCGCGGCCACTACCCGTGAAAAATCCGAACGACCCACTGAATGGAAGCCACCTTCTTTGTTAGATGCTCCGCCAGCACCAGATGGTTTTGTCCATCGTTGGATCCGCTCAGAAATGTTGGGACAAGATGATAAGCCCAACTTTACGAAGCGCATCCGCGAAGGATACGAACCAGTTCGCGCTGACGAGTACCCTAATTTTGAGTGTGCTACTATTGAGGAAGGGAAGTATAAAGGTGTCATTGGTGTAGGTGGTCTTATTCTGGCTCGACTACCAGTAGAAGTCGCTGAATCACGCAAATCTTATTTTGCGCAAAAGACGTCTCAGCAAATGACTGCTGTGGACAATGATTTAATGCGAGAGCAGCACCCTTCTATGCCAATTTCTCAGGAAAGAAGCAGTAGGGTCTCTTTCGGTGGTTCAACCTCTAACGAGTAGATAGTCTACTCAGGAGAAAACAATGGCAAACATTAATGGTGCTTTTGGTCTTCGCCCTATTGCTAAAGTAGGATCGAATGCCAACTCCATGGGTGTTTCGGGTTATTCTTCTTATGAGATTGCCAGCGATAACAGCAATGCCATCTATCACGGCACTCCTGTCATTCCCCTTTCTACAGGGTATATTGATATTGTGGGTGCGGCGGCAGGTGGAACTGTTGGTCTTGTTGGTGCGTTCATGGGATGTAAGTATGTCTCGAGCACAACGGGGAAACCCACGTGGAGCAACTATTGGCCGGGATCGGGTGCGGACAGTAATCACCCTGTCGAGGCTTTCGTAGCGGACGATCCGTTGCAACTTTTCGTGATTGCGACAGATGCGTCTTTGACAAATAAAGCTACGGCGCGAGCCGCAGTTTTTGCAAACGCTAACTTTGCGAGTGGAACTAGCGGCAGTACTACCACTGGTATGTCTTCCGCAACTCTTGGAGTTAGCACTATCAACACCACTGCTAACCTAAATCTCCGGATTATGGGTTGGGAAACAGATCCAGCAAATGAAGACTTTTCTGCAGCTGGCATTGGTGTGGTAGTAAGGTTGAACAACTCCTTCAATAGCCCGAATGGTGCTATTGCGGGTGGCACTGTTTCAACCACTGGCGTATAGGAGGATTGAGAAATGGCTATTTCACGAGCACAACTCGTCAAAGAACTAGAGCCTGGACTCAATGCCCTTTTCGGTCTTGAGTACGCTCGCTATGAAAATGAGCACGCAGAAGTCTTTACCACTGAATCTTCAGATCGAGCATTTGAAGAAGAGGTAATGCTTGCTGGCTTTGGCTCTGCCCCAACCAAAAGTGAAGGCGCAGCCGTCACTTTTGATTCAGCAGCTGAAGTCTACACTGCTCGCTATACCAACGAGACGATTGCTTTGGCATTCGCGCTCACTGAAGAAGCGGTTGAGGATAACCTCTACGACCGTCTTTCTGCTCGGTATACGAGAGCACTAGCTCGCTCTATGGCGCACACTAAGCAAGTTAAGGCAGCTTCTGTTCTTAACAATGCTTTCGACAGCACCTACACGGGTGGTGATGGGCTTGAACTTTGTTCGGCAGTCCATACGTTGCAGAACGGTAACACGTTCCGTAATGAGCCGTCTACGGCTGCAGACCTCAATGAGACTTCTCTTGAGAACGCACTAATTGACATTGGTGACTTTGTTGATGAGCGCGGCCTCAATGTTGCTCTTCGGGGTATGAAGCTGGTTGTTCCTTCGAACCTTCAGTTCGTTGCGGACAGGTTGCTTGATTCAGATCTTCGTCCGGGAACGGCGGACAACGATGTGAACGCTATCCGAAACATGGGAATGGTTCCGCAGGGTTATACTGTAAACCACTTCTTGACGGATACGGATGCATGGTTTGTTCTAACCGATGCTCCGAACGGTCTGAAGCATTTCCAGAGAACTCCGATTCGTACGGCGATGGAAGGTGACTTCGATACTGGTAACGTGCGCTACAAAGCTCGCGAACGTTACAGTTTCGGTTGGTCAGATCCTCGCGGTATTTACGGATCTCCTGGAGCGTAGTATAGTGTGGGAGGGGGGTAAAACTCTCTCCCACTTTTCTGGGATTTTATAGCCCTAGCGACTGGCCCAGCAGACGCTTACGAAGACTCTAGGGCGAAACCTTTCGTAAGGAGGATACCCAAATGGGTAATACACATTTTTCTGGACCTATTCTTTATTCGGCGGCAAGGCCCTCTCTTGAAAACTTGAATGTTTCGTGCTGGCCTGACCAAGTAGTTTACGTTGACGATTTCACTGGTGTTGCTTTTGACAACACTAATGATTGGACGGTTGTAAAAGATAGTGGGGCCTCTGTAGCTCTCCAAGCTGACACGCTGGGTGGCTATGTGCTCTTGAGTTCTACGGCAACTACTGACAATGACGGTGGCTCTATTCAGGGCAACGAAATCTGGGGTCTGCCTAGCACCGCAGGTCAGAAACTTTATTTTGAAGCAAGGTTCCAAATTGCCGACGCTGATCAAATGGACGTTTTTGTTGGTGTTTGTGAAAATTTTGCTACAAACCCAGAAAATTGTCTGGCTGCTGCAAATAGGATTGGGTTCCAAATTGATGATGGTGCGGCAACGCCACATATCATCACAGAGTCTGGTGGGACTGAAACTGACACAACTGTTGATACGACTTATGATTTGTCGGATGCCACAGATGTTACGGTCAGCTTCGTAGCCACTAAAGGGGACGCCACTGATAAAGTGCAGTTTTACATTAATCGTACGCTGGTAGGAACGCACACAGCGAACATCCCTACAGCCAATATGGCGGCAGCTGCTATGGAAATTTCTGGTAACGCTTCGGGCACAAAAACTATGGCTATTGATTATATCATGGTTGCTCAAGATCGTGGCGTTAGCTACTAGGAGGCAGTAAATGGCCGAAACAAAAAAAGCTGAAAAGAAACCGTCCAAAAAGGCGGCTTCTAAAAAACCTACTGCAAAGGACTTACCTCCTATTGGCAGCTCTGAAAGGAAGAGCCTTATTTTGCAGGGCATCATAAAGGAGTAAGGTTATGGCAGATGCAGTCGCAACAACAGTTATAGAAGACGGAAGCCGTTTCTACACAGCACAGTTCACTAACACAAGTGACGGTACTGGAGAATCGGCAGTCACTAAAATTGATGTTTCCGCTTTAGCTAAAACAAATCATGGATTATCCTGTAGCGGAGTTCGAATCAATAAGATTTGGTGGAGAACTGTGGGAATGTCCGTGCGAATCCTATGGGACGCTACAAGTGATGTTGCGGCATGGGATTGTAAAACAGATGACACAGGATATATTGATTTTTCTACTTTTGATGGCCTGAGAAATTACTCAGGCACGGGCAAAACTGGGGACATTCAATTTACGACAACTGGTCATGGAAGTGGAGATGTTTACATTATAGTGGTTGAATGCATAAAGGATTTCTAATCCATGAGCAAAACAACTAGACTTTCAATGGCTTCAAAAAAGAAGAGATACGCATCTAAGTATGCGCATGGCGGTTTAAACGTAAGTGTTGATGTAGTTACGGCAACGACAAAAGCACATAACCGACCAAAGACTAAAGTTGCTGCAACAGGAGATAAATTTAATACATATAAAACTCGGATAACGTAATATGGCAACATCAGGCTCTTCAGATTTTAATCTAAATGCCGCTGAAATTATTGAAGAAGCATTTGAAAGATGTGGTCTCGAACTTCGAACGGGTTACGACGCGCAAACAGCGCGACGTTCATTAAATCTCCTTTTTGCAGACTGGGCAAATCGCGGCGTTCATTTATGGAAAGTTGAGCAAGTAGAGCAAACACTTGCCCAGCTTTCCACTTCTTCTGCGATAGCCACTTATCCCGCAGGAACAATCACAGCTACTGTAGGGGCATCAACTAATTTAAGTGTTGGTGAAACTATCACAGGTGGCACTAGTGGGACTACAGCTTCGGTTATAACAAAACCAACTTCTACCACCATTACTATAACTGTTCCCAGCGGCTCGTTTACTGCTGGTGAAAACATAACTGGCTCTAGTAGCGCAGCGACCACCACTATTAGTGCAAACCCAAGTTTGGTGGACGTTCAGTCAACTATTGATATATTAACCGCAGTTATTAGGCGTGATGGAGTTGATCAGCAAATATCTGCGATAGGACGAGCAGAGTATCTTCATATCCCAAATAAAACAACACAAGGTCGAGCAAGTCAGTTCTTTTTTGATAGGCAAATCACACCGACTATTTCAGTTTGGGAAGTGCCAGAAAACTCAACTGACCAGCTAGTATATGATCGGTTTGTTCGGATACAAGATCTAGATGCATCAGCTGATGACCCAGATATTCCTTTTCGTTTTTTACCCTGTTTAGTTTCTGGTTTGGCTTACCAGATTGGGCTAAAACGTGCTCCACAGCTTTTGCCTGTATTAAAAGCAGTGTATGATGAAGACTTAGGTTTTGCTTTAACAGAAGACCGTGAAAAAGTCGCATACAGTATCACGCCTTCTCCTGCTTATTTGAGGGTTGTGTGATGGCTTACGCATCAGGGAAATACGCAAAGTTTATTTCAGATAGAAGTGGGGCAGCTTTTCCATACAAAGAGATGCGTATTGAATGGAACGGTTCTAGAGTCCATACTTCTGAGTATGAAGAAAAACAGCCACAGTTGACACCTGCCAAACATATCGCTGACGCGCAAGCTCTTCAATACGCTTCTACCGCGAGAACAGAACCTGCTGTAGAAGTGTTACTCAAAAAAGACGCATTTAGGTCGAGCACTTCAGGTTCTGCAATTATTACAGTTACGGAGCCAGGACATGGTAGAACTACTGGAGACACGGTTCGTTACAGAGATGTTGCTCCTTTGGATGGCTTTACAGCAAGCACGATAGAGCAGTCTACTGGTTACACGATAACTAAAGTTACGGACGACACATATACTTTTACAGCAGCAAGTGGCACAGCTACTACTGGGGACATAATGGGCGGCGGTGCAGTTGCTTCTGCTGGACCTGTGACGGTGGACGCATAAAATGGCTCTTACATTCACAACATTAAAAACAGCAATCCAAGATTATACTCAAAACACGGAGTCTACTTTTGTTGACAATCTTTCTCGTTTTATCGTAAACGCGGAAGAGCGTATTTTGAAAGAAACTCAGCTCGAGGTGTTTCGTAAGTACTCTCAAGGGTCCGCCTCAAGTAGTAATAAATTTCTCACAAAACCTAATGATTACCTTGCTCCTTTTTCACTGAGTGTGGTGAACAGCAATGTTCAGTCTTTCCTCCTTTTAAAGCACCCAACTTTTTTACAGGATTATACTCCAAACGCTGTTGGTACAACAGGGTTGCCAAAATACTACGCTAACTGGAATGATGGTACTTTTTTATTAGCACCTACTCCTGATAGTAACTACACAATGGAGCTACACTATTTCTACCGACCCACTTCAATCACTACAAGTGGGGATGGCACAAGTTGGCTTGGAACTAACGCAGAAGTTTCTCTTCTTTACGGTTCTCTTGTTGAGGCCTATACTTTTATGAAAGGAGAGCCGGATTTGTTAAAACTTTACAATGACAGATATATTGAAGGTTTGCAGACTCTCAAAAATATGGGCGAAGCAGAGCAAGTTTCCGATGAGTTTCGTTACGATAAAATTCGGAGGCCTGTTCAGTGATGTTTGATGGTGTTGGTGGGACAGAAGTGCAGGATGCTCTTGTTTTTACTTCAGAAAACAGGGGACACTCGCCTGAAGAAATGGCAGAAATGGCTATGAATAAAATCATGTCTGTTTCTGAGTCTGCTCCTCCGCCTATCAAAGCACAAGCTCTTGCTCATAGAGAAATGTTAAAACAACTGCTTGTTTTTTATATGGAAAGAATGGCTCAAAGTGAAAGAACAACTATTTGGGCTAAACTGCGGCAACAGGGCCATGCGGATATGGCTGAAATCATAAGGAGATTGTAATGGCTATCGGTTCATCCGCAATGTGCGGAACTTTTAAGAAAGAAATATTTGCGGGTATTCATCGCTGGACTACAGCTAGTCGTGGTGATTCTAGCGCAATTTCAGCGGATACTTTCAAGATTGCGATGTTTACAAACAGCGCATCAATTGACGCTGATACTACGGGGTACACCACCAGTAATGAAGTGAGTGGCACGAACTATACTGCAGGAGGCAACAGCCTAGGAAGTGTGACAAATAGTCTTGCGGACAACAGCAGTTCTGTGCCTACTGCGTTTTTAGATTTTGCGGACAGCACATGGTCTAGCTCTACTATCAGTAGCGCAAGAGGGGCTTTAATCTATAACTCTACTTTAAGTGGCGCGAGCACAGGCTCTACTACCACGGCTGCGGCTTATCCAGCGGTTGCCGTGATTAACTTTGGCGGAGACAAATCATCTAGCGCGGGTGACTTTACTATACAGTTCCCAGCTAATGACGCCAACAATGCGATAATCAGGATTTCGTAATGGCTTTAATCACTGGCTGGGATAGAAGCACCTGGAACGACGGAGCGTGGAATAGTCCTATTCCCGTTGAGGTCACAGGTGTTTCTGCGGCCAGTGGGGTTGGCTCAACTACTGTAAGTCTTCCAGTTAGTGTCAGCGTTACAGGGGTATCTGCTGCCGGTAGTGTAGGGTCTCCTGCAATAGTATTCCCAGCCAGCATTAGCGTTACGGGGGTATCCGCTACCAGTAGCGTAGGGTCTCCTTCTGTAAGCCTTTCCACTAGTGTCAGCGTTACGGGAGTATCTGCGGCCAGTGGCATAGGCTCTGCCACTGTAAGTCTCCCAGCTAGTGTTAGTGTCACAGGTGTTTCTGCGGCCAGTGCGATTGGTTCTACACAGATTAATTTTGCGTTTTCTGTCACGGGTGTTTCTGCGGCTAGTGGGATAGGTTCTCCTACTATAAGCCTTCCCGCTAGCTTTAGTGTTACTGGAGTTTCCGCAGCAAGTGGAGTAGGTTCTGTTCAGACGAATTTTGCCTTTACAGTTGATGGTGTTTCTGCAGAAGGACTAGTTAGCAACGCTACAGTTTGGTCGGTTATAGATACATCACAAACTTCAAACTTTACAGAAATAAGCACAACTCAAACGCCGAGCTGGACGGAAATAGCGGCATAGGAATAAAATTATGGCATCATCGTATACAACTAGTTTTGGTATTGAAAAAATAGGCTCCGGAGAGCAGTCTGGAGCGTGGGGAACGACTACAAACCACAACCTAGATATTCTAGACCGGATAGCCTCATACAAAGCTGTGGGTCTTTCTGGTTCTACTCATACATTAACGGTTCGAGAAGCCTCTCCTGGTTCAGGCACCGAGAATCTTCAAGATGGCATGTATCGAGTAATTAAGTTTACGGGTGCTTTAGGAGCCAATAATACGGTTACAGTAGCACCTAACACGACTTCCGCTTTCTTCATAATCATAAACGCCACCACAGATTCTGGATCTAGCGGACCCTATTCCGTAATTCTGACGCAGGGTTCCGGTGCAAATATAACCGTAGCTAACGGAAAGTCAGCGGTTGTGTATATGGATGGCGCGGGTTCCGGTGCTGCGGTTATAGATGCTCTTTCGGACCTTCAGCTTGCTACGCTGACCGCGTCTGGAGACGTTACCGCAAGCGGTACGTTCAATGCTTTGGGGGATACCGCCGCAAGCGACAAAGCGGCAATAGGTTATACTTCTGCTGAAGGTCTGATCTTAACCGGCCAAGGTAGCACCAATGACGTGACGATCAAGAATGATGCCGATGCAGAAGTGATGGGCGTTCTTACCGGAACAACCACGGCGGCCTTTACAGGTGAGGTGACCGGAACTGGTTTTACGGGAACGCTCGACGGTATCTTGGGAGGTGGAACGCCAGCGGCTGCGACTGTCACGACTATTGACGCATCTGGTGTGGCTACGGCGGCAACCTTTGAGCCGGATGGCGATACCTCCACCGGAGACAATGCCGCGATTGGTTACACCGCTGCGGAGGGCTTGATCCTAACGGGCCAAGGCTCGACTAACGATGTCACAATCAAGAATGATGCCGATGCCGATGTCATTGAGATTCCGACAGGCACTACGAATGTGACGGTTGCAGGTTCCTTGACGGTTGGTGACATTGTTCTGGCAGACAACTACACCGATACAATCAGCGGGACGAGCATCACCTTGGATTTTTCTGCCGACCAGAACTTTATTCTTACTCTTGGGAACAATGTGA